CTATGTTACGAAGGAACGCACCAAGGATTCAATCATTGTCTTGAGTGTTTGATTACAATCGACCGAGACTATGCCGAATTGGGGGAAGATGAATGAAGAACAAGACCATCTCACTTTGTGAACGCTCGAGCATCGTCGCTTCTCGAATGCCCAACTTCTCCGGATGGGTTCGTGAACAACTTTTGAAGCATCAACCGGAACGCAAAGTGAAGGTTAAAGTGGAAAAGAAGCGTGTACCAAAGAATACTATGTGCAAGAATTGCATGGCGATTGGCGATCATTGGACGATGGAATGTCCGACACTGGAGGCGATTGAATGACTATTGCACCTTGCCCTAATTGTGGCACGATTGAACGTACACAGTGGTATCACCATCCCAATTCACCAATGGTTGATGTCATGTGTTGGGATAATTGCGGAATGGATTTCCAAGTAAATTACCTGTGGTTTATGCTCAATAGAATTGAGGGGGAAGACGAATGAGTGCATCCTACAAATGCGACTGTGGACACCTCATGGGATTGCCAGTAGCACCTTCGCCGGTTGTCGGCTTAGCATGTGGCAATTGCAACACATATTGGAACATCAGTTACAACCCAAACAAGTTGATGGGTGTAGTCAGTGAGTGGCGGTGTTCAGGATGCAATACCAATAATGCCCGATGTCGGGACACCTTCTGGAACAAAGACAAATGCCGTTCTAAATCAGTGTCGCCAGTTGAGGAAACTGAAGCAAAACGATGAGGTAAAGCAGTCGTTCGCACCAAACGATGCGTTCGTTTTGTTCTTTGTCAATGGGGGCGATTGCTTCCATGTTCAGAACATCAAAGTGTTACCATTGTCTGCAAGTTTTCGTGGCGGTTGTTGTGCTCTGATAGGACCACTTACTAACCCTCGATTCAAGCCAAACCGGATCCAGTCCGGTATTCCACCGACAGAGGGGCTATCGCGACCGAATGCTTGGTCAAATCCTTGCATTGTACGGGCGTTTGTCAAATATCCTCTTACGGTTGCAGTTGCTATCATGGCTTCGCTTGAATCCGCTGAATAATTCAACCAAAAGTTTCGTGCGGCCGTTCCAAGAATCATGCGTTCTGGTCGAATGCCACCATACTTCCAAGCAGGAAATATCTGTCCGACATTAGCGGCCTTTGGAATTATGCGGCCTTGATTCATCAAATTGATTCCTTGAGCGACAGAGCGTTCTCTAAGCAGTCCAAGACCGTATGATGTGGTCGTTGCTTTGGTCGAATTGACACGTAAGAGGAATGAAAACGCAAGGTCTTCGTATTGCGAACCAAAGTCGCCATGGACGAATGCAGTGAAGTAAACAAACGGAGTATAGAATGAAAACGACGGGCCTGCACTGATTTGAGGCGAAGGGAATTGGTTGATTGTGTTGAAAGTGAAGTTACCTTCGTTGTTGCGTTGCACGTCCATGTTGGCCTTGAATAGAACGCTGTCTGACGCCGCAACTGGGCCACGGTTAGGGACGAAAGGCGCAATGTCCATGTTTGAGTAAATAACAGGGTACGGAGTGACAAAGAACTCAATGTAAGCATACGGTGAATCAGTGCTAAGTATAGCGTCTTGGAATATGTCGCACGCCAATACTTCATGACGCATTCCACGTTTCAACTCTACCTTTTTTTGAATGATGACAAGGTCGCTTTCTTGGAATACAAGACTGTTCTCAAGGCTTTCACGGATATCATGCACTGCCATTACTTCTTCACCTCTGCTCTTGCTAACTTGCGTGCGGCTGCTCCGCAACGCTTGAACCCGTTTTTCTTCCACTTGCCGTTTTTCAGTTTGTAGTCGTTCTGAATTGCTTTGAAGTGCTTGCCATAAGCGACGTGGTATTTTGATTTTTTGCGACGCTTTTTCGATGCACTGCTTGATGACGCTCCGCCAGCTGAGAGAACCTCTTCCGCCTCCATGGCGTCGGTCGGCATAATTTGAGTCAAGACTTCACCCTCTTTGATGTAGATTTGAAACGCTGGCGTACCTTGTAGCATGTACATTTGGTAGGCTGGAATCGCCACCATGTCGATTGGGAACACTGTTTCTTGGTCGCCAAGGATGAATCCACTGATACCACCCAATGTACCCCCTACAACGCCTCCAACAGGCCCTAAGCGTGAGCCCAATGCTGCACCAGCCCTTGCACCCTTACGTGCGCTTACAGAGCGGTCATACAATCGACCAAGGGCATCATCGCCCTTTAGGTCGTCTTCAATGCGTGTCGTGTAGAACTTACCGTCCTTGTCGTATGGCAACTAAGCCACCTCACAAGTCCTGCTGTTGGGTGAGCATCTCGGTCATGTCTGCTTCAGTCAATTTGACTGGCTCGCCAATAACCATAATGTCGATTTCCAAGGTACTGCCAGCGTGTTCTCCAACAAGAGAAGCAGCAACACCAATGAGCAGGTCTGAAACAACGTTGTAGCCTTCAGGGTGAAGGTCGGGTGTGCCGTAGTGCGTCCATTGGTTCTCTACTGCAACTGGTTGTGTACCGCCTGCATTAGGAATAAGGTCGGTTGTCATCTCTAACATGTTGATAACGTCCGGTGAAGCAAGTCCGACATCAGCAGCGTTCTCGTAGGCTGTAGTGGTAGCGAACACTTTGATGCTTGCATTGATTGGAGTCGCACCCGCTGTTTCAGTTAGTGTTGCATGTAGGACGCCGTTCGGTTTGGATGGTGCTCGTAGGTTGTAGCGAATCTCTTTGATTGCCATACCTTCTTTCTTGACAATGTTCACAAAGTCAGACAGGTCTACACGTCCGTAAACCAAGTCAGTGTTGCCACTTCCATTAACGTCAAATTGTAGTCGGTCTCGTAGTATTAGGTCTCTTGCGGCTCGTGCCATGCACCTTCCAGTGCCCGACAGTGTATAAAGTAAACCTGCAACCCACACTGCACCTTATCTTCTCACGAGCGAAGCGAGTAAAACAGGCTTCAAGGAGTACCTATGCCTGCATAGGTCTCCGTCTGAAGCCGGTCTTAGCCATCAAACCTATATCCGAGTTGGCCCTCACAGAGGTTATTGGGGGCTGATATGCTGCCGCCTATACGCATTGTATGTACATACGCATTGATATAGGTGATGCTCCTACGATAGAACATGGCCCGACCATGCAACAACAAGCTATGTTACGAAGGAACGCACCAAGGATTCAATCATTGTCTTGAGTGTTTGATTACAATCGACCGAGACTATGCCGAATTGGGGGAAGATGAATGAAGAACAAGACCATCTCACTTTGTGAACGCTC